CCTTACGACGGCGGCGACGAATACTTGAACCCAGCTATTGACACGAGCCCCGACCAGGCCGACAGCGACCAGGCCGAGGAGGCGGCAATCGAGGCGTTGATAAGCACACAGGTGGGCGCGTTACTGTCAGCCGAGGTACAGCGGGCCAGTCGCATGGCTAGCGACCCAGCGAAACACCCGAAGTTAAAAGACTTCTACAAGGCCGATCGGTTTGAAGCGTTCGCCGAACCATACTTGGCCGCGGCGGTTGACGTTGCCAGGGCGGGACGTTATCCGGCAGCCAGGTGGCGTGACGCAATCCAGAGACACGCGGCGGCGAGTGTAACCAGTTGGCTTAGTGACGCGGCAGCACGCCAGGCAATTACCCAACGGGCAGGAACTTTAACCTCTGAGATATTAGGGACCAACAGCCATGAATGAATTGTATCTATATGACGTGATCGGCGAAGACATCTTAGGCGAGGGGCTCAGCGCCCGAACAGTCCGCGACGAACTAGCCGACGCAGAGCGGGGCGGTGAGTTGTTGTTGCGGATCAACTCACCAGGCGGCGACGTGTTCGAGGCCGAGGCGATAGTATCGCTTTTGTCGGATTACCGCGTTTCCGCACGCATCGATGGCGTGGCAGCTAGTGCGGCAAGCTATATTGCAGCCCATGCCGAGAATGTCGAGATATCAGACGGCGGGTTTTACATGATCCACAACCCTTGGACCATTACAGTGGGCGACGCGTCTGAACACGCCAGGACCGAGCAGCTGCTGGAAAAACTAACCTCCAGCCTGGCAAAAGCCTACGCCACCAAGAGCGGCCAAAGCGTCGAAGATGTCCGCGAGTGGATGGACGCCGAAACGTGGTTTACTGCCGACGAGGCGTTCCAGTACGGTTTCGCTTCGACGATCACCGAAACCCGCGCGGCGGCTTGTGCAGTGCCGGCAGAGTTTGGGTACCGCAACCAGCCACTGACGCCGATCGCGCGAGCGGAGAAGCCACGGGCAACGACCAGCCGGCTACGGGCGGCCGATCGGCTGCGGTTGGCACGGGCAAGGCTGGAACTCAACGCCGGCTAGACGGTCCCGGCTGGCGTGGCACATCACGCCACCGCTGGAGGTCGTCTACATGATACACCACTGCGCCGCAGGCGAGCGAATACGTTTTGAGCTCGCCACGGGCGGCCGCTGACCGCAGTGTGGTTTTCGGAGTTTGCACTAGCCGAGCGGCGCCGGCTAGTGTGATCAGCTTATGATGGTGCATGTGCTCGTCTCGCCGTTCGCGGGAATCCATTCGGCGTAGACATCACCGTCGTTGTATACCGAGACTACATTAGAGTCGATGTCATGCCCATGGTGCCACGCCAAAGCGATAACAGCGTCTGCCAATTCTTGCGCGGTGTCGTGCGTGACGGCAGGCCCAACGCCCTCGTAATCAGTCCGAGTCTGCGTCCCATTCTCAAAAATCGCGCCGGCGATAAACTTATCATTATGGTCGTCCCATTCGACGAATAGCCGCTCAATTACGGGGCCGGTCAAATCCATCAAGTGAGACTGTATCTCGCGGAGCGAGTAGAATATACGCTGGCCGCCCTCGATCCAGTGTGCCGTGATTGCCTGGCCGCCTGTGTCTAGGCAAATAGTGGATACCATTTGCGTGCGATCCGCGAGCAACTGTTCGGCTTGTTTGATTTCTTTTTGATTCATTGCGTTAGCCTTTCGTGTTGGGAAAATGTTTGTCCTTGACTGTTATCGTACATCATACGATAACAACAACACCCCGACAAGCCCTAATTTTTCGGAAATCCCGATTTTCTCGGCGGCCCTATACCAGATCGGCACACAGAAAAGTAGGTAAAGCAGTACTGCTTTACCTAAAAAGAGGACATCTTTCGAGACATGTCCTGTCTGGCGGGCCGCATTCCGTTCGGTGTTTTTGCAATTTGTTCGGCCATTGGCGCAATATTGCGACCCAATGCAGCCTATAAAAACAGGGGTTTTGTGGATATTGCGCGCAATATTGGCGCAATTCGTTCGTTCGGTCGCTGCAACCGAACGAACGAACCGAACAGCCGGCTACGGGCAGCGGATCGGTTGCGGTTAGCACGGGCAAAACTAGAGCTACACCGACAGCAGGCTGTCGGATAGCAACAAACAAAACAACGCACAAGCTCTTTGTCTGTAAGTAGTTAAGGTGTGGGGCGGTCTCGGGGAACCGAGCCGACAGTTTCAAACTGTCGGAACTGTCGGTATTCGGGCAGTCAACTACCACGCAAGGCCAGGCGGCGATACGGTTCCACTTGAGAGATGCCGTACCAGATCGGCACGTAGAAAGATAGGAAAAGCAGTACTGCGTTTCCCAAAAAGAGGACATCTCTTGAGAAATGTCCTGTTTGGCGGCCTGTGTCACCGAGCCGGGCTCGAAATCCGCCGCCAGGCAGCACTAACGCTGCAAATAGGCGTACTGAATCACCCAGCAGCAAAAGCCCCACAGCGGCCAGGATTGGCCTATTCCCGGCGATTTGCACCAATTGCACTATCCATACGTACAGGTAAAATAAGAGGCACAACCTAACGACCTCTAGCGGTCAGGGCGGGCGAACGGCCAGCACCGACCAACAGAAGACGCAATAAACAAGCGACCACCGAAACGGCGGCGCGAATTGCACCAGGCGTTACTTAACCGCTAACGCCGGCAGTTCGTGCCGCCGTTTTTTCGTGCGCGCGGAGCCGGCCACCTACAAGCAAGAGGAACCGAAACCGTGAATTCTCAGCAACAACTCAACGCAACCCTTGAGCAACTGGCCGAGGTCAACGCTGAAGCCGAAGCAATTTCCAAGATCATCGACAGTGGCGAACAGCTCGACGATTCCCAGCAGGCACGCTGGGGCGAGTTGATGGACGAGGACACTGGCGAACTGGCAACCATCACCGCCAAGAAACAGCAACTCGAAAAGGTCGTTAGCGAGCAAAAGCGACTTTTGGCAAATCGTCAAAGCCTGATCTCTGCTGGATCACTCCAACCGGTTGCCGAAGAGGCACCGATTGAAGGCGCGTACCAGGCCGAGGCGAAGTTGCCAACGGTAAAGAACAAGTTTGCTGGCAAGCTCAAGGCGTTTAAAGACGACGAATTGGGTGAAGCCTACGGCGCCGGCCAATGGCTCAAGGCTGTTGTGGCACTGCAAGCTGGTCGACGTGACGAGCAAGCCGAACAAAAGGCAGCCCGCTACGGTTCGCCAATCCTGGCAACAGCAACCGAGGGCACCAACAGCGCAGGCGGTTACTTGGTCCCCGATCCAGTCAGCGCCGCGATTATTAACGTCCGCGAGGTTAGTGGCCTCAGTAGAAAAATCTGCCGCGTAGTTCCAATGACCAGCGACACACTGTCAGTCGCCAAGAAAACCGGAACAGTCACGGTTGACTATCCATCGGAAGCCGCCGCGATTACTGCCGACGATCAGACTTGGGGCCAGGTGGCTCTGACTGCTGTTCGCCGCGCGTGCCTATCGAAGGTTTCACAAGACCTGGTCGACGACGCAATCATTCCAGTGATTGACGACCTGGCCTCAGAAATCGGAAGCGACTTGGCAATCGGCGAAGACCGAGAACTAATTAACGGAGATGGCAGTTCGAGTTTTGGCGGCGAGACCGGATTAGTTACGGCAGCCGCTCAGACTAGTGCCGTGACAGGCGGTTGGTCAGCAATTGCCATGGGTGACCTGACCGCGATGATGGGCAAGATTGGAGCAAAGTACTGGGGCAGTGGCGCCAGTTGGATCGCGTCGGCCGCGTTCTATCACTCTGTCATGCTCGATTTGCTAGCCGATGCTGGCGGCAACACGGTAGCCACACTGGCGGCCGGTGCTGGTCAACCATCCTTTTTAGGTTACCCGGTACACCTCACCGACCAATTGCCAACCGCAACGGCAGCAGACACGCATTGTCTCTTCGGCGCGTTCGATAAAGCGGTCATCATTGGTGACCGTGCCGGCGTTCGCATCCAAACCTCGTCAGAGCGTTATTTTGATGAAGACAATTTGGCGATTCGGGCAAGTTGCCGGTACGATTTGGCGGTGCATGACACCAGCGCCTACGCCGAGTTGACAACCACGGCATAACCAGCCCCCTTTCCGGTGGGCCGGCGCGACTTCTCAGACACAGCGCGCCGGCTCGCCGTTTTCATAAGGCGTTTCAATGGCGTTAACGATTACGACACAACCAGTCGAAGAACCGGTTGACGTGGCCGAGGCGAAGCGACACCTCCGGTTATCGGCTGGCGAAGACGTGCAGGTAGCTTTGCTGATCGAGGCAGCCCGCGAGCGGTGCGAACGGGAACTAGACCGGGCCATTATGGCCACGACCTACAAGTACACCTTGCGCACCTGGCCGGGCAATTTTATCGAACTACCTAAGCCGCCGCTGGCCTCAGTAACCGAAGTCCGATACACCGATACAGGCGAAGCAGAGCAGACGTTAACCGCGTCGACTGATTACACCGCCGACACAACCAGCACGCCTGGCCGGGTTTGCCTGGTCAAGAATAAGAGTTGGCCTAGCGTATCGAGTGACGCGGCTCACCCAATTCAAATCACTTACGTTGCCGGCTACGCGTCAGCGGATGAAGTGCCCAGCGCTATTAAACAGGCGATTATGCTATTTGTGGGCCACTACTACGAGAACCGCGAGCAAGTGACGGTTGGTGGGACCGGCGCCGTACTGCCACAAGCTGCAACCGACCTCCTGGCCGCGTTTCGTTGGGGGCAGGAGGTGCAAATATGAGAGCCGGAAGATTACGCCACCAGGTCAGCGTAGAGCAGAAGAGTGACACCTAC